CTTTCATTTGTCGGTAAGCTTTGGTTTGCTCGTCTGTCAAAGGTACATTGCGCCGAGTATATATTTTCTCGGGCAAATCAAGGCAATCTTCTTTTAGCACTCGACAGGTGAACTTATCTAATTTATCACCTAGCTCGTCTAACCGCCGATAACCCATAAGGTGCGGATAATGACCGCCTCCTGGTCTAGGCCGCTTCTGCATCACAGCGTAACGTGCTTGAAATGCAAAAAAATTGTCATAGCCTAAAGCTTTAGGAGCCAGAAAGTCGCACTGACTAAACAAATCCAAAGGACTTTTGGTGATTGGGCTACCCGTCAACACTCGGCGGTACTTCGCCGCTCGTCCACACGCTACAATAGCTTTAGTCCTAGCACTCTTACGGTTCTTTATGGTTGTCGATTCGTCAACGATGACCATGTTGTTCTTATTTAAATCTAAAAAACGCAGTGCGGTGCTTTGTCCTTTTTGCGTAGAAAGTGCTTCTACATTCATCACCAAAAACCCGAGAAACTTTGTCTTTCTGTTCTTGGGTAATGCTACCGCGCTTATTTCATTCTTAAATTTTTCTGTCCAATTAGCTTGCCAACGCACTACTTTAGTGGGTATTCGGTCCGGTAAATGCCGTGGGATTTCTTGTTGTATCCAGTTATCGTACACCCCTTTAGGCGCAATAATCAGCACCGTATCTATCTTGTTGGCCTCGTACAACGCGCCAATACTGTCGATAGCTACCTTTGATTTGCCGGTGCCCATTTCCATTGCCAGAAAATACATTTCCTTGGCCCACGAATCTTTCCAAGCGTCCCGCTGATGGTCGTAGGGTTCCGTTTTAAATTCATACATTTTTTTATCTCCGTATTGACATACTAGAATATATAGGAGAATATGAGGCTGTCAAGGGCAAAACCGCCCTTTAACCACGACCAAGGAGAACTTATGAATAGTTTGTTAGATGAAATGGAAGCGGATCACGAAGCTGCTTCTCAACTGGACAATGTTACCACGGATGGATTGCAACAGGTAACAGAGTTGGCTCTAAAAATTTCTAATTGGGAAACCAAGGTATCAGAAATGGAAGAACAACTCAAAACAGCTAAAGCAACTTTGCTTCAGTATACCGATTACGACCTCCCCGATCTTATGCAAGAAATTGGAATAACCGATTTCACGTTGGAGGACGGTTCAAAGCTTTCTATTAAGCAAACATACGGTGCGAGGATTCCGGTAGAACATCGAGACGCCGCGTTTGCATGGCTAAAAGAAAACGGACATGACGATATTATTAAAAACAATATCTCCGTCCCGTTTGGCAGGGGTGAAGATTCTTCTGCTATGCGTTTTTATGAATTAGCGCAGGAAAACGGGTACCAGCCAGATCAAAAGAAAGAAGTCCACCCACAAACATTAAAAGCTTTTGTAAAAGAACAGCTAGAAAAAGGCACGGGAGTGCCAATGGATCTTTTCGGAGTTTTTACAGGCCATAGAGCATCAATTAAAAGGGGATCAAAATGAGTACAAAAAAAGAAGTGACAGAGAAAAAAGTAGAAGAAGCGTCTACTGAGTTGGCAAACGTTGCGTTGTTTGAAGAAGACGCAGGTGAAGGCGTTGCTATGGGTAAAGAAGATATACAGCTTCCTAGACTGAAGATTTTGCAAGGCAATAAGCTCGGTGAAGCTCAACAGACTATGCCTAATATAGGGGAAGGCGATTTCTTTAACGACGCAACTGCGGATTTCTTTAAAGGTTCGGAGGGTATTAGAGTCATTCCATGTGTGTACCAACGTCGTTTTTTACGTTGGCCCGCGCAGAGAGGCACTAACCCACCCCTTGAGGAGTATTTGCCCGAAGCTCCCATGCCCAAGACAATCAGAAACGAATTCAACGTCGATATAATTACTCACGAAATTGACGGTTCTGAGTGCAATAATGGGGATTATTTAGAAGAAACGCACAACCATTACGTTTTGGTATTGTTGGAAAATGGCATGACGCAGATGGCGTGTCACAGTATGAAAAGGACGGGGTTGAAACCTTCTAGAACGTGGAACTCAATCGTTGGTAGCCGTGTGGCACAGGGCAAAAATGGTCCGTTTACACCGGCCAGATACAGTCATGTTTACAAACTTGAGACGGCATTGCGTGAAAAGAATGGCAATCGGTGGTCACAGGTCAATGTAACTTTGGATTCTTCTTTGATAGACGATAATCAAATCGACCTATACAAGAAGGCTAAAGATTTTGCCAATGCCATCAATGCCGGAGAGATTTCCGTCAAGCATGAAGGTGAAGAAGAAGGTCCGGCTACATCTACCATTAACGAGGGCGATATACCGTTTTAACCTATGAATGATGCAAAGATTTTTTCACAGATCTTTGATGGGTTAAAAATTGCGTTCGGAACTTATCGTGTTGACCGTAAGGCACAAACTGGGAAGAACGTAGGTAAAGCAACCGTTGTCAAGGCTCCACGCACCCCAGAACATTGGGAAGGGCATCTCTCAGGTAAGGGAGATGCCATAGGAATTATTCCCATCAATGAGGATAATTCCTGTGTGTGGGGTTGTATTGACATAGATACTTACCCCTTAGACCACAAAGAGCTTGTAACTAAAATAAGAAAGCTAGACATACCAATGGTTGTTTGTCGTAGCAAAAGTGGCGGTGCCCATTGTTTTTTGTTTACAACTGAGTGGATAACTGCCACGCAGATGCAAGAAACGTTGAAGCACATTGCCGCCTCTTTAGGCTATGGCACTAGTGAAATCTTCCCAAAACAGGTGCGACTGTTTCTCGATAGGGGTGATGTCGGAAACTTCCTAAACATGCCGTACTTCGACGCGGAAGACGGTTTACGGTACGGCATCAAAGACGATGGGCAGTCCGCTACCCTTCACGAATTCTTTGATATGCATAAGAAATATGCACAAACACCAGAGCAAATAAGCAGTCTAACCATAGAAACCGACGATGTTACGCCTGTTAAAGACGGGCCGCCTTGCTTGCAGATCCTTGCCCGCGAGAAAATATCAGAGGGTGGGCGTAATAACGGCTTGTTTAATCTTGGTGTATACCTCCGTAAAGCGTTCCCTGATTCTTGGGAAAGCGAGTTTTTAAAATACAACTCTCAATACCTCGATCCTCCCTTAGGCTTAGACGAAGTCAACATCGTTGCAAAACAGCTACAGAAAAAAGATTACGCTTATAAGTGTAAAGACACACCGATCTGTAATCATTGTAATGCAGAACTATGTAAGACACGCAAGTTTGGGATAGAGGCGGCAGTCTCCGGTGTGGTTATAGCAAACCTACGCAAATACAACAGTACGCCCCCTGTGTGGTTTGTTGATGTCGGCGCACGGCCCTTGGAACTAGAGACTGAGGCTCTGATGAATCAAACCGCATTTCAAAAGGCTTGTGTAGAACAGTTAGATTTTATGCCCCGCTCCGTTAAGAAAGATTCTTGGGAGCTACGGATAAACCAATTGCTACAGGAAATGTCGGAGCATGACGGTTCTATTGTAGAAGTGTCTCAAGATGCCAGTATCGAGGGGCAGTTTTACGACTTCTTGGAGGAGTTTTGTACCTTACTACAACAGGCTCAAGCGCGTGAGGAGATTATTTTACGGCGTCCTTGGACCGACGAAGACAGTCAAAAAACTTACTTTAGGCTTAAAGATTTTGAAGGGTTTCTTAAAAAGAATCGATTCTTTGAGTATAAATCACATCGGATTGCACAGCGACTCCGCGATATCAATGGCGTAGCTACTGCTTTGAAGATTAAAGGTAAGTCTGTGCGCGTTTGGGAGATACCGGCATACAACCAAAGTCATGTGGTTATTGATACGCCTGACATGGGTACTACCGCGGATGCTCCGTTTTGAATCGGTTATTTGGCCCTCCTGGCACAGGGAAGACAACAACTTTGCTCAATATGGTAGATGATGCCTTGAGCAAGGGTGTGTCTCCGCAACGCATCGCTTTTTTAGCTTTTACACGAAAGGCGGCTACTGAGGCCAAGGAGCGGGCCGCTGATCGATTTAAGCTAAATGCTGTAGATGACCTACCGTTTTTTAGAACGTTGCACAGTTTTGCTTACAGGAGCTTACGGATCAATAAGCAAGATCTTATGCAAAAGGAACATTTTGATGAATTGTCAAAAAAGATGGGCATACCCTTAAACATTACCAAGAATACAAATTTTGATAGTAGCCACATGCATACTGTGGAACATCCCGTTCTTGGTTTAATCAATCTATCTCGTTTGAAAAAGACCACCTTGCAAGAGGAGTATAATAGCAGTGACTTAGAAGAGCCGTGGCATGAGGTTGATTATATTGATCGTTCTTATCAAAAGTACAAAAGTTTAAATCGGTTACTGGACTATACCGACATGCTCTCGCTGTTTGTTGAACAGGCCGAAACAATCTGCCCAAACTTTGATTTTTGTTTTTTAGATGAGGGACAGGACTTATCGCCTTTGCAGTGGGATATTGCTCACATCCTAGATAATAAATCTAACCGCATGTATGTGGCAGGGGACGATGACCAAGCTATCTTTACCTTCGCAGGGGCGTCGATTGATTATTTCCAAAGCTTAGATAGTGGTGCAGAAGTTTTAGAGCAAAGTTATCGTATACCGCAAGCCGTACACACTGTGGCCGAAAAGATTGCGTCCCGCATATCTAATCGTTTTCCTAAAACTTATAAACCTAGAGCAGAGCGAGGCAGTGTAGAACATTTAACCTCGATCCAAGAACTGGACATGAGTGAAAATACGTGGATTGTCATGGCTCAAGCTAACTACATGCTGTCCTCCGTGGCAGAAGAACTTAAAAGTCTAGGCTACTTGTTTGAGCGCAACGGTGCGCGATCTATTAGCGAGAAAACATCTTTAGCAATCAACGGGTGGGAACAACTTCGTAAAGGTAACTACGTCTCTCTGCCCACGGCCCAAGCTATTTACAGCTATATGACCGGCAACGGCGTCCGTATTGTGCGTGGCAAAAAGAAATTAGTCGGTGATGACCAAGACCTACTGTCTTTAACAGGCTTGCAAACGAATCACGGTCTGTTAGCAACTAAAGATATGGTCTGGCACGAAGCACTGGATAAGTTGCCCGATGTAGACCGTGCGTATATTACGGCATTGCTACGTCGTGGAGAGAAATTTAATAGTGCCCCACGGATAAAGCTGTCTACCATCCATCAAACGAAGGGCGGGGAGGCCGATTGTGTTGTGGTGTTTTTAGACCTAACTGCCGCGGCGTTGAAAGGCCCTATCGATAACCTACACCGTTTGTTTTATGTTGCCGTTACACGGACCAAGAACAAATTGTTTTTGATCGCGCCTGATGATTACGGCCGTTCCTACGATTTATAGAGGAAATAGCATGAAAAACGCATTAGAACGTCAAACTGGCGGCAATCACTATAAAAACATGGCGATTCAACCGGCAGAGTATGCAGAAAAGAACGGATTGTCTTTGTTAGAGGGCAACGTCATAAAATATATCTCGCGGTGGAAAGCCAAAGGACAACCGTTGTCAGATTTAGAAAAGGCTAAACACTGCATAGATTTGTTGATAGAGATACATGGAGTTAAATCTGATGAGCAATAAACTGCAAATGGCGATGTTTCCGCCAAAGTCTGATTGGTTACCCCCAGAGCATCCGTTTCCAGAAATCTTTGATGCCCCAGAAATAGCTATCGATGTTGAAACACGCGACCCTGACCTTAAAACCCGAGGCCCAGGTTGGCCTATTAAGAACGGCGAGGTGGTGGGCTACGCTATTGCAGTGCCTGGGTGGAAGGCGTACTTCCCAGTGGGGCATGTAGGCGGCGGTAATATGGACGCTCGTCAGATAAATAAATATTTAAAGAAAGTGTTTGAGTGTCCGGCAGACAAAATTATGCATAACGCTCAGTATGATTTGGGTTGGTTACGTGCGATGGGCTTTGATGTAAAAGGCCGTATCATCGATACCATGCTGACCGCAGCGTTGATTGATGAGAATCGCTTTAGCTATTCTTTAAACGCTTTGTGCTACGACTACCTTGGGAAGACCAAGTCTGAGAAGACTTTGGTAGAAGCCGCACGGGAGTTTGG